GGGATGAAGATAGCCCGAGAGGTCAATCAGTCCAAGCCCGATACGGTCGTAGACGGGATTGGGTACTTCCTGACGCTCAACATGATTCAAGAGGAGCGCCTCAAGAGGTTGAATACCTAACCCGAGTTTGATATACTTATCTTGTCCGAGAGGAGGGCAAGAGAAGCAACCAATCAGAGGGGGAATGAATGAGTAAAGTAGATGCCCAAAAATATCGTGAGTTGGCTCAAGAGGCTCACCAACGCAAAATAGAATCTTGGGAGCGCTCAGATACAGATGGCGCCTTATCTCAATGGGGTTTAGGTATTCAGGTTTCCGAATATCAAACTTGGGCGCAGTTGGCTGAACGAGATTACATAAGCGCCTACACAGCGCTCGCCAAGGATGGCAAGTTGGTTCCTCACAAGGAAATCGAGACCAAGTATGGCTGGTGCTATGCGGTTTTTGAATCTTTCGAAGAGGCTAAGAAGCCCGACGGCAAGATACTTCGGTTCGTAGGAACTGGCGATAGAGCGGTCAAGAACAAGGGTTATGAAAAGATAACCGTTCAAGCCAAATCGCGAGTAACTCTTGGCGGAAGTGGTTGGACGCTATTTCCAATTATCGTTCCAGTTGATAAAGTCTTTACACCTGATAACTGCCAAATTGTCGAATAAAGTATGCGCTACACTTTGATTACTGTGCGCTAGTCGCCTCAATTGCTGTCTGCCTCCGTGCGCTGAGTCGCCCCGACGGTCTATTGGGGCTACCCATGTGCCGTATCGGAGGAGGTTTAGATGGCTCAGTATCGAGTCCTCACGGGTATTGACTACCCACCAAATAAACGCGCCGAGGCTGGTCAAGTCGTATCTGACTTACCTCCTCAATCAGTCAAATGGCTACTTGAGGCTGGCGCGATTGAAGATGCTTCAAAACCTGCCAAGGTCAAAGAAGAACCAAAGGTAGAGGCTCCTAAAGTTGAAGAGCCAAAAGTCGAGGCAAAAGCCGAGACAAAGAAAGAAAAAGTAGAGTTCAAGCCAAATGCTAAAGACGGCGATGGCGATGGCTTTGTCCAAGATGGAACACCATTCGAACGCCCTGTTGCCACCGAAGCCAAAGAAAAAGAAGGTGACAACTAATGCCAACATTTCGTCATGGTAAAAATGTCAGAATTTTCGTAGATAAATATGATTTCTCTGCGTACTTCAATGACATGAGCGCATCAACAACAGTTGATACCGCTGAGACAAGCGCTTTCGGAACTTCAGCCAAGACCTATATTCCGGGTCATAAAGATGGCACCGTTTCCCTAAGCGGTATGTTTGAAGGAACAGCCGATACTGGTACCGATGATTTCTTCTCCTCGGTATTGGGCAGTTCAACAAAGCAACAAGTAATCATTGCTCCCGAGGGTCATACCAATGGAACTCGAGCAATCGCACTTCAGGCAGATTCCACTTCCTATGAAGCATCATCTCCAATCGGTGATGTCGTTCAAGCAAGTGTTGAGTTCCAATCCAATGAAGGTGTAGAGCATGGGGTGATTCTCTCTTCAGGCTCGGCAATCACCGCAACAGGTAATGGGACTTCAGTAAGCAATGGCGCCGCGACAACAAACGGTGGCGTCGGATTCCTTTCCGTTCCGGCAAACGACCGAAACGGAGCAATAACCGTGAAAATCCAACAGTCGGCAGACGACGCAACCTTCACCGACCTAATAACTTTCACGGCAGTTAGCACAGAGACCGCTACTTTCGAAAGAGTAGAGGTAACTGGAACAGTACAACAATATCTGCGTGTGAACTACACAGTCGCAGGTTCATCAGGCTCGGCTACCCCCGTGGTGGCTTTTACTAGGAGGTAAATAGATGCCTACATTTCGTCATGGTAAATCCACCGCGTTCAAAGTAGATGATTCAGGTGGAACACTAAGAGACATCAGCAACACACTTACTGATGTCGGATTCCCACAAACAGTAGATACCGCTGAAACAAGTTCTTTCGGAGATTCCGCAAAGACCTACATCGTCGGTCTCTCAGATTCAACAGTTTCAATCAGCGGAAACTTCGACGCGACAGTTGATGGATACCTCGCAGGTATTCTCGGTCAAGCCGCCGCAGTTTCTTTCGAGTATGGTCCTGAAGGTTCAACCGCAGGATATGTAAAGTACAGCGGAGAAGCAATCCTCACTTCTTATGAGAAGAGTGGTGCTATCGGAGATGTAGTGACATACTCGGCTGAGTTCCAAGTAACAGGCGCAGTAACTCGCGGTACTTGGTCCTAATAACTAAATAAAAAACTAAATAAATCGTGACCCATCTAGTGTCCCAAGGAGAGAAATGAACCTACGCGAACAAATCTTTAGCGCAGATGACATTGCTAAAGAAACGATTGAAGTCCCTGAATGGGGAGTATCAGTTGAAATCCGCGCAATGACCGCGGCGGAACGCGCCAAGTTAGGCGAGAACGCCATGGTTGGAGATAAGACCAATGTTGGTCTTATGTACGCACTCACAGTTATTGCGAGCGTGTACGACCCCGAAACTGGTTTGCCAGTCTTTACGGATAATGACCGTGAGGCAATCCTTTCCAAGAGTGGTTCTGTTATCGAGCGCCTTGCTACTAAGGCTCTTGGATATTCAGGCTTGACGGAAAAGGCGGTAGACGAAGCCGGAGTTCGATTTCCTAAAGAATCCTGAGCGAAGGTTTCTTTTCGAACTAGCAGAAAAGTTAGGTCGGACGGTGGGCGAACTTCTATACGGAAGTCCAGCCCACCGCCCACTTAGCAGTATGGAATTGACCGAGTGGACTGCCCTTTGGAATGTGAGAGCAAAAGAGCAAGAACTCGCAGAACGAAAGGCTAAGGCGAGAAGGCGATAATGGCTGAAACACCAACAATGGAAGTACGCGCTCGCCTTAGCGCTGAAGTAAATCAATTTACGCGAGGCATGGCTCAAGCCTCGCAATCAGTTGAAGATTTACAAAAAGCATCAGGGCGACTCCGTGGCTCCATGCTTGCTATTGGAGTTGCCTCGGGTGCCGTTGGCGCCGCGCTTATTTCTTTTGGCAAGAAAGCATTTTCCGCCGCCGCTCGCGTCGAAGAGTTAGATGTTGCTCTTCAAGCCGTTGGTCACTCAACGGGAATGGGTTATGAAGCCCTAAACAATGCCGCGCTTGCTATCAAAGCAAACGGTATTGAAATGGAAATTGCTCAAAAGTCAGCATTGAAGTTCGCACAAAACAATCTTGATTTATCAAAAGCATCTGAAGTTGCTCGAGTCGCTCAAGACCTTGCCGTTATTGGAGCAGTTGATTCAACACATGCTTACGACATGCTCACACATGCGATTATCACGGGTCGAAGCGAAGTTCTAAAATCAGTTGGTATTCAAAAATCGGCTGGTCAGGCTTATGCCGAATACGCGGCGTCAGTTGGTAAAAGCGCTAAAGACTTGAATCATCTTGAAAAACAGCAAGCGGTTTTGAGCATGGTACTCAAAGAGGGCGCTCGAGTTGCTGGAACTTATGAAGCGGCTATGACCACACCGGGCAAGGTTCTTCGTTCTTTCTCTCGCTTGAATAATGAATTACAAGTTGCCGTCGGTGGAGTTCTTGTAAAAGCATTTGGTCCATTGATATTTGAAACTTACGAAACCTATAAAGCCTTTATCAAAGCCCTTGGTGCTGGAGGCGCGTTCAAAGATACCTTGACAGCAATACAGACAGTTCTTGTAAAACTAACTACACCTGTTGTAAATTTCGTAAAAGCATTGAAAGATAAAATAACAGCACTAAACGATACAAAAATAAATATCTTAGGTCTTGCTAACGCATTTGAAATCATGATGCCAGCGGTAGTCGCCGCGGGTGCGGGATTCGCCGCGTTTGCTGGTAAAACTGTATTAGGTGGGTTGCCAATCATCGGACAGTTGTTTGCTAGGTTGCGTCCTTTACCAATTGCTTTTGTAGCAATGGCGCTAACTTCAGCACAGATGCGAAACGCTCTAGCAAAAGTATTCCAAGCACTCGCCCCATTGATTCCACCCCTAATAAAATTAGGTCAGATTGCGGCGACAGTTGGCGGATACGCGATTGCTATTTTGGCAAAAGCGATTGAGGGATTAGCAAAAGTTATCAGCGGAATTATTGGATTTGTACAACGCAATATCGCCATATTCAAAGCCCTCGGCTTCGC